CTTCATAATGCCAAATATCGTTTTGGATTTACTGGAACACTGGATGGAAGTAAAACACATAAGTGGGTTCTTGAAGGATTATTTGGTTCTTGTGAAAAAGTTACGAAAACAGATGATCTAATTAAAAAGGGTCACTTGTCTAATTTTCGTATCAAGATTCTTGTCTGTAAGCATGAGTATCAATACTTTGAAGATTATCATGCTGAAATGGAATACATTGTAAACAATCGTAAGAGAAATAATCTTATCAAAAATCTTGTTTGTGACATTGATGGTAATACATTAGTTTTGTTTAACTATGTTGAGAAGCATGGTATGCCATTGTTTGATTTAATAAATACTGCTGTAGGAGGAGACCGTAAAGTTTTCTTTGTTCATGGTTCAACTGATGTTGAAGATAGAGAACAAGTTAGATCTATCACTGAAGAAGAAAATAATGCTGTAATTATTGCATCTTACGGAACCTTTAGCACTGGTATTAATATTAAGAAACTGCATAATATTATCTTTGCTTCACCATCTAAGTCCAGAGTAAGAAATCTACAATCTATTGGTAGAGTGTTACGTAAAGGAGAAGATAAAGATATTGCTACTCTTTATGATATCGCTGATGATATCTCTTCAAAATCAAGACAGAATTATACTTTAAACCATCTGGTAGAAAGAATTAAAATTTATGATGAAGAGAACTTTAAGTATGAAACAATAAAAGTAGATTTAAGGTAAACATGGAAGAAGAATTTTATTCAACTATTAAACTTACTTCTGGTGAAGAGATTATTGCTAAGGTATGTTATCTTCCTGATGAAGATTCTTTATTATTAGAAAACCCTATGACAGTAGAAATTGTTAAAGGAAGATCTTCTCAGGAAGCATTCATATTAAAAGATTGGATTAAATCTAGTTATGATTCAATGTATATTATTAAAATGAATCAAGTGATTACTATGAGTGAATTAGATAAGAAGATAGAAGTATTTTATTTAAAGAATTTATCTGGAGAAGGATTCATAGATCCAGATACTGTTAATGTTAAACCTAATCAATTGAATAATAGAATGGGTTACTTAGGATCTGTAAAAGAAACTAAGAAGTTTCTAGAGGATATATTTAATAAAAGCTAATCAGTATCTATAAGTAATTAATAGATATTATTAATCTTGAACCCTGACAGAGTTATTCTACTGGGTTTTATGAGGTTTGTCAACCCCCTTGACAATACCCATCACCCGTGGTATGATAGTTTCAACACAATACTTTGATAGATGATGGACTATGGCGAAAGCAAAAAGCAAGGAGTTCTATGTAAACAATAAAGAATTCCTACAAGCACTGATTGAATACAGAACAAAGGTCAGACAGGCAAAGGAATCTGGATCTCCTCGTCCTATAGTCCCCAACTACATTGGAGATTGTTTTCTTAAGATTGCTACACACTTATCTTATAAACCAAACTTTGTCAACTATATGTTCCGTGAGGACATGATCTGTGATGGGATTGAGAACTGCTTACAATACATCGATAATTTCGATCCAGAGAAATCACAAAACCCATTTGCATATTTTACTCAAATTATTTGGTATGCATTCTTAAGGAGAATTCAAAAAGAAAAGAAACAACTTGAAATCAAGAATAAGATACTTGAACGTTCTGGTTACGATCAAGTCATGCACACAGATGATTATGGTTCTGATATGGCTGGTATGAATCATAATTATTCTGATATGGGTAGTATCAAAGAAAACATTGAAACAAGAATGAATCGATGACAGTAGCACTTATCACTGATCAACATCTTGATGGCAGAAAAGGAAGCATTGCTTTCTGGGAATATTTTAATAGATTTTATGATGAGGTATTTTTTCCGACACTTAAGGAACGAGGGATATCAACAGTTATCGACCTCGGAGATACGTTCGATAATCGTAAGAACATTGATTATAATGTTTGGGCTCGCATTCGCAGGAGTTACTTTGATCGTCTCCATGATGCTGGTATTTTCGTTCATATGATTCTTGGTAATCATTGTGTTTATTACAAGAACACGAATGAAGTTAATGCACCAGATCTTCTTCTTGATACTTACGACAATATTGAGATTTATTCTCAACCAGAGACAGTAATGATTGAAGGCACCAAAATTCTTATGCTTCCTTGGATCAATTCTCAAAACTATGATGAGACCATGGCACACATTAAAGATACTGGTGCTAAGATTGCCATGGGACATCTTGAACTGAATGGGTTTGAGGTTACTCCTGGTATGCTTCATGAAGGTGGTATGGATCCAGACATTTTCTTTAAATTCAAGCAAGTGTTTTCTGGGCACTTCCATCACAAGTCAAGTCGTGGTAACATCACATACCTTGGTAATCCTTACCAGATGTTCTGGAATGATTACAAGGATCCACGAGGATTTCATCTTTACGAACCAAAGTCAAATAAACTACAGTTCATCAAAAACCCATTTGAAATCTTCAAGAAAATCTATTACGATGACTCGCAACCACAAGAAATTAATCCAGAAGAATATGCCAACACCTATGTAAAAGTTGTTGTTGAAAACAAAACCGACTTCTTCAAGTTTGAAAAGCTAATCGAATCTTTATACAACGCAAACGTCCTCGATCTTAAGATCATCGAAACAATGGTTGAAAAAGATAAGAAAGATGTAGACATCAATCTTGAGATCACTGACACACTTTCTCTTCTTAATGAATACATTGATGAGGTAGAGATGTCCGTAAATAAAAATGAACTTAAGTCAATTATGAGATCACTATATATTGAAAGTTGTGAAGTAGTATGATGTTTATTCTCACACTCAAAGATAAACCAGACGGCGTTTTTTCTATACTAAGCGACGAAGGTGAACAAATCATTCCTATCTTTGAGTGTGAAGACGATGCTGATCGCTACCATTCTCAGCTAGAAATGATTGACGATTATCCAGAGATGCAGATCTTTGAAATTGAAGAAGAGTTAATTGTTAATGCTTGCGAAGAACGTGACCAAAAATATGCTATAATCACAATAGATGATTTTATGATCCCTCCTAAAGAATTACGATGATTACATTTAATAAAATTCGATGGAAGAACTTCCTTTCAACAGGAAACGTTTTCACCGAAATTGACTTGACTAAAAACAAAACGAATTTAATCGTTGGTAAAAACGGAGCAGGTAAGTCAACCATCTTAGATGCGTTGACTTTTTCACTCTTCGGTAAACCATATAGGAAGATTAATAAACCGATGCTGGTCAATAGCATCAACACATCAGATTGCATTACCGAAACTGAATTTGATATCGGCAACAATAGTTATAAAATTGTTCGTGGTATTAAACCAGCAGTGTTTGAGATTTGGCAGAATGGTGTTCTTTTAGATCAAAATGCATCTGCTATTGATCAGCAGAAACAGTTGGAGCAGAACATTCTCAAGATGAATTACAAATCTTTCACCCAGATTGTAGTTCTTGGTTCTTCAAACTTTGTTCCTTTCATGAGACTGCCTGTTGCATCACGAAGAGAAATCATTGAAGACATTCTTGACATCCAGATATTTTCTGTGATGAATTTAAACCTAAAAGAAAAACTTAAGTTTGCTAACGATGATATCAAAGAACGTGACTATCAACTTGACATGCTTTCGGAAAAGATTGAAATGCAGAAAGCGTTCATCAGTGATATTGAAAAGAAAACTGAATCTGAAATAGACAGTAGAAAAGATAAGATCGATGAGTTTCGTATCGAACAGCAGTCACATGACTCATTAATTGTAGATTTTACTGATAAGATTACTAATCTTATGGATCAATCTAAAAGTCATGAAGGTGCTGATGCTAAACTTAAAAAGCTCACTACTTTGAAAGGAAAGATTCAGCAGAAGTTTAGTAGCTACCAGAAAGAACATCAATTCTTTAGTGACAACGAAAGCTGTCCTACATGTGGTCAGCATATCGATGATGATCTAAAACAAGATCGACTCGATAAAATCATGGGTTCTATTACTGAACTCAATAAAGGATTTGATGAGATTAAACAAACAATTGAAGAAGAAGAGAATCGCCACAAAGAGTTCATTAACATACAATCCGAAATCAATGATTACAATTCTAAGATTCATTTCGCTCGCACTACAAATGATAGAATTGAAAAACAGATCAAGCAACTCCAGCAGGAGATCCAGAACCTCAAGAACCAAACGGGATCGGAAGGTGAAGCGTATGCAAAGCTTGACGAGTATGAACAGGAGCAGGCAAATCTAAAGAAACAATTAAGTATTGTTAAGGAAGAACGTGAATGTTTACAAACTGCTGCTATATTGTTAAAAGATAATGGTATCAAAACCAGAATCATTAAACGGTATCTTCCTGTTATGAATAAGCTCGTTAATGAGTATCTTCAAAACATGGACTTCTATGTGAACTTTACTCTCGATGAAAATTTTGAGGAAACAATTAAATCAAGACATAGAGACATCTTCTCTTACGAATCATTCTCGGAGGGAGAGAAAGCTCGTATTGATATTTCTCTTCTGCTTACTTGGAGAGCTGTTGCTAAACTTAAAAATAGCGTTGACACTAACCTCCTTATCCTCGATGAAATCTTTGATGGATCTCTAGACACGAGTGGTAGTAGTGAGCTTGGATGGATCTTAAGAAACTTCGATAAGAATACAAACGTATTTGTTATCAGCCACAAGGAAGGAATGGAAGATAAATTCGATTCCACCTGGCATTGTGAAAAAGTTAAGAACTTCAGTTACGTCAAGGAGACGACTTTTGAAGTGGCACAGGAGGGGTGACACCCTCCTTTTTTATGGTCTATACTAACTTCAGTTCAGACAAAACCAATGCCCATCAACCACGAAGTTAAAGGCAACCTCGCCAAACTGCTTGCAGCTGAGAACCTTGTGATTGAGCACAAGAAGGTGGCTACTGCATCTTTTGATGTGGTCAATCGTGTGCTGGTGCTCCCTATCTGGGATCGTGCTTCCAGCACTGTGTATGACCTTCTGGTTGGTCATGAAGTTGGACACGCACTCTACACCCAGCAGATGATTGGCGTGAGTGTCTCACTCAACCAATCCCACCTGATTACGTCAACGTGATTGAGGATGCTCGTATCGAAAAACTGATGAAACGTAAGTTTCCTGGTCTTGCTCGTAGTTTTTATAATGGTTATCAGGAACTGAATAGTTCTGATTTCTTTTCTATTGCAGACGAAGATCTTTCTGTGATGTCTCTTATTGATCGTATCAACCTTCACTTTAAGGTTGGTCCTTTTGCACTGGTTCCTTTTTCTGAAGATGAGAAGCAGTTTGTAGAGATGACTGAAGAAGCAGAAACTTTTGCAGATGTCTTGATGATCTGTGAGCAAATTGTATCTTTCCTTAAGGACAAATATAAAGAAGAGAAGCAGGAAGTTTCTGTTGACCGTGAAGAAATTATGCAGGGTCAGGGTGGACAATCTATGTCTGTAGATATGGATAGTGATGAATCTTCAGAAGAACCTTCGGAAAATCAAAAGAAAGAAGAAGGTGATAGTCAAATTGAACCTGAGGAAGATATGACTACTGGCAAACAAGCTGGCGGTCCTTCTGATGAAGAGGTTTCTAAAACTCAGCGATCGTTTGATTCTGAGCTGGAATCTCTTACTGATAAAAATTCTCATGGTCACGAAACTGATTATGTAGAACTGCCTAAGTTTGATATCGATAAGATTATTGCTGATAATACTCTGCTTCGTAATTATCTTAATGAACAGTTCACTTCTCAACAATCTCAATCTGGTCTTGAAGTATTCCAAGAAGTAGATACAAACTATCGTAATTACAAAAAAGAATCTGCTAAGGAAGTAAACTACCTTGTCAAGGAGTTTGAGTGTAAGAAATCTGCTGATGCTTATGCTCGTGCTTCCACTGCTCGCACTGGTGTTCTTGATACCAAGATGCTTCATACTTATAAGTATAACGAAGATCTCTTTAAGAAAGTTTCTGTCATTCCAGATGGTAAGAATCATGGTCTGATCTTTATTCTTGATTGGTCTGGATCTATGAGCGACTATCTTCTAGATACTGTCAAGCAACTGTTGAACCTTGTTTGGTTCTGCCGTAAGGTTCAGATTCCTTTTGAGGTGTATGCATTTACTTACGAGTGGAACGATCGTTATGCTGATCCTGAAGCAGAATGGGATCGTGAAATCTGTGAAAAGAAAGATGGTCAAATCCTTATCCACAGTCGGTTCTCTTTGATGAATATGCTGACATCAAAAACTAACACTAAAGATTTTGAGAATGATTGCATCAATCTTTGGCGTCTTGCTGTTCGTCAAGATCGTAAGAGCTACTGCCGTTACAGCTGCCCAGGTGGTATGGATTTGAGTGGCACTCCTCTCAACGAAAGCATTATTGCTCTTCATAAAATTATCCCTCAGTTCAAAGACAACAACAAACTACAAAAAGTTAACGTTGTGATTCTTACTGATGGTGATGGAAATGGTCTGCAGTATAGCGTCGATGTTCGTCGTAAGTATGGTCGTGATGTAGATTATCTTGGTCGTAACACTATCAATGATTTCAATGCTCTTCGTGATCGTAAAACTGGTCACGTCTATCGAAACTTCGATAATGGTCACAAGAATGGTTTGACTACTATTCTCCTTGAAAATCTCAAGCATAATTTTCCCTTCGTAAATCTGATTGGATTCCGAATCCTTTCTGGTTCTGAGTTCAGTTATTTGTTCAGGGGTATTAATGAGATTTTTAGGAATCCTGATGATCCTAAAATTTCTTCTGCATTTAAAGTGTGGCGTAAAGAGCACTCGTATGAATTCAATGACATTGGATATGATGCTCTCTATGCTATTGCTTCAAACAAACTGAACCAAGACACCACCTTTACTGTCACAGAGGATGCCAGCGACGTTCAGATTGCCAAGGCATTCCGTGATATGATGAAAACCAAGCGAACCAGCAAGAAGATCCTTTCTTCGTTCGCTACCCTGGTCAGCTGAGCAGCTGTCCACCACGATTTGACGGGAGAGAGATTCTCCCCTATACTAAGTACATTCCAATCAACGGAGCTTTTTGTTATGCCTCGCATGTCCCAGATCAACATGAACGAACTGACTGCTTTTATTGCAGATAACTTCGGTAATGATTTTGGCACCAATGCCGTGTATGCTGCAGCAGATCATTTTGATGTTTCTCACCCCACTATCGCCAAGCGACTTGAGCAATACAAAGTTGGTCATGGTCGTTGGTCGCTGACTGCAGATCAATTGGAAAAAACCTACAATGCTCCTGCTGCAGAACCTGCAGTTGAGGTTGCAGAAAAAGTAAACCTTATCCCCGAAAAAGATGATAGCTTCGTCAGCTTTGGTAACTTTGGTGACGTTAAGAAAATTATTTCTTCTGGCGTTTTCTATCCTGTGTTTATCACTGGTATGTCTGGTAACGGTAAAACTTTCAGTGTGGAGCAAGCTTGTGCTCAACTGAAGCGTGAGTTGATTCGTGTAAACATTACAATTGAAACTGATGAAGATGACCTTATCGGTGGTTTTAGGCTTGTTGATGGGAACACTGCATGGCATAACGGTCCCGTCATCGAAGCACTTGAGCGAGGAGCAGTCCTTCTCCTTGACGAGATCGATCTGGCTTCCAACAAAATCCTTTGCCTTCAGTCAATTCTAGAAGGTAAGGGTGTGTTCCTCAAGAAAACTGGTCGTTATGTAAAGCCTGCTCGTGGTTTTACTATCGTTGCCACTGCTAACACCAAAGGTAAGGGTTCTGATGACGGTCGCTTCATTGGCACTAATGTTTTGAACGAGGCATTCCTTGAGCGTTTCGCTCTCACCTTTGAGCAGGACTATCCCACTCCCAAGATCGAGCAGAAGATTCTTGAGAAGCTGTCTGCAAAGCTTGGTGTTCTTGACGAAGAGTTTTGCTACAAGCTTGCTTTCTGGGCAGAGCAAATTCGTAAGACCTTTAAGGAGGGTGGCGTCGATGAAATTATTTCCACTCGTCGTCTGACACACATCATTCGTGCTTATAGCATCTTCAACAAGCGTAAGAAAGCAATTGAAGTTTGTGTAAATCGTTTTGACGATGAGACCAAGCAAAATTTTCTTTCTCTTTATAATGCTGTTGATGAAAAGGTGGAAACTACAAATGAAGATGAAGAAGCACCTTTCTGAGTTTCACGGGTATGTTGGTAATCTCGCCGTTCTTGTGAGTGGCGAGACCGTGAAGATTCTCGGTGGGCATCACCTTAAACTGTTTGTTAAAACACTTGACGGCACGATCAAAGAGTGCTATCATAGTGATCTGTCTTATGTATTGGAGGAATGATTATGCAATGGAAATACAATGAGGATAAAATCCTCAAGGACATTGAAGAGTATGTGATCGGAACCTATCATGGTCACTACTGCGGTGATGAAGATGGTTACAACGACATCCAAACAATTGATCTAATGGCAGCAAAGAAGCTTGCGTCTGCCTTTTGTCAAGCAAACATCCTCAAGTATGGCAGCCGATATGGCGACAAGGATGGGCTTAACAAGCGAGACCTTCTCAAAGTCATTCATTACGCCATGCTGCTGCTTCACTTTGACAACCACTATACTCGCACTCAAAACGGTCTGCAGGAATTTAAATGAGTAACGTAACTATTTCTCCTCAAACCATGATGGTGCTAAAGAACTTCTCCACCATCAACGGTTCTATTTTGATTCGGGAAGGCAACCAGCTAAAGACAATCAGTGTAGGTGAGAACGCTGTTGCACAATATACTTGTGCAGAAACCTTCCCCCAAACTTTCGGTATCTATGATCTGAACCAGTTCCTTGCTGGTCTATCTCTTTTTGACAACGCAGTTCTGGATTTTGATAATGCAGAATATGTAACCATTCGGGGTGGTGGTCGTAGTGCCAAATATTACTTCTCCAGTCCTGAGATCACACTCAAAGCAGCACCAGAAAAAAACATTAACTTCCCTGGTGCTGACATGGAGTTCTCGATTAGTCAGGAAGACATTACTGCACTACACAAAGCAAGTGCAGTGTATAGCATTGCTGATCTTAAGTTTCATTCTGTTGGAGGATCTGTTGTCCTCAGCCTTGTAGATAAAGAAAATGAAACCAGTAATGTATTCTCACTTGAGCTGCCTGGAGATAACACTGGAGAGTATGAGTTTTTCATGAAGATGGAAAACATCCGACTGCTCCCTGGAAACTATCGTGTTAAAATTTCTAAGCATTTGATTACAGAGTGGAAGCATTCTGCTCTTGACCTTACTTATTATATTGCTCTCGAACCTTGATGAATAAACAATTTTTGTGGGTGGAACAATATCGTCCTCATACTATTGAGGACTGTATTCTTCCAGTGAATATTAAAAAGTCGTTTGAAGGATTCCTTGCCCAGAAAGAGATCCCTAATCTTCTCCTTTGTGGTTCTGCTGGTGTGGGAAAGACCACAGTTGCCAAAGCGGTATGTGATGAGATCGGAGCGTCCTACATTGTCATTAACGGTTCGGACGAAGGACGCTTCCTTGACACCGTGAGAAACAGGGTGCGGCAATTTGCCACAACCGTCTCATTGACCTCTGGAGCCGCCCACAAGGTGGTCATTATTGACGAAGCAGACAATACCTCCACCGACGTGCAATTGGCTCTCCGAGCTGCTGTGGAAGAGTTTCATGGCAACTGCCGTTTCATCTTCACTTGTAACTTCCCCAACAAGATCATTGATCCTTTGCATTCTCGATGCACTGTGATTGATTTCAAGATCAAGGGTGAGGAATCACAGAAACTTCAGGCAAAGTTTTTTATGCGGCTAAAAGCCATTCTTGATGAACAGGAAGTTGAGTATGACGACAAGATTCTGGTTAAGGTTATTAATCGGTATTATCCCGATTGGCGTCGTCTTCTTAACGAATGCCAACGTTTCGCTTCTACTGGAGAGATTTCTTCTGCTGTTCTTATTGATGTTGCTGACATCACAATTGATGAACTTCTTAGGTCTTTAAAGAACAAAGAGTTTACCAATGTCAAGAAGTGGGTCGCTGAGAATATTGACAACGATCCCAACTTGGTTCTGCGAAGGATCTATGATGTTCTTTATGACAATCTGAAACCAGCTTCTATTCCTGAAGCTGTTTTGATTGTTGCTAAGTATCAGTATCAAATTTCTTTTGTTGCTGATCAGGAGATTAATCTCCTTGCCTGTCTTACTGAAATTATGATGAGCTGCGAATTCAAATGAATAATTTTCAATCTGAAAGTAAAAAATCTGGTGATGAGTTTGAATATTTTGTTGAGCAAGATCTTATTAAACGCAATGGAATGATTGTCGGCAAAGATTATTGCATTAAGAATATTGGCATTGAACTTGATTACATTGCAGACTTTTCATACAGAACAGAGTATGTTGAGGCAAAGGGTGGGCGATCTGGTGGAAAGAAAAGACCAGGAGCACAGCGAACAGACAATGTAAAAAAAGCTGTTTGTAATGGTGCATTACTTAAGTTCCACAAACCAGATGCATATTATGTAATTTATTTTTCTGCTAAACCAAAGGAAGATAGTTATTCTCATAATATGATTCATACAGCTATTCAAGCTGGCTATGTCAATGAGGTTCGGTATCTATGACAAAAGTTAAGACAACCCCAGAAAATGTCAAAGAAGCAAACTGGGCTTTGTTTCGTGCAACAATGAATCTTCCTGCTGCTGCAGCTCATTGTGGTATGACTAACAAAGAAATGAAAATGACGTTCCTTGAATTCTTGAAGTATCACCCACCTGATTATGAAAGTTGAACTTAAAGATTATCTTTACAGCATCAATCAATCCAAGAAGAACATCATGGATGATCCTGATGCTGTAAAGGGATACCCGCCTTTTATTATTAATAAATGTTTAGCATATCATACTGATAGCGTCTTGTATGCAAACGAGATGAATCGATATCCAGAGTTGGATAAGAAGATGCAGTATGACTTTTATATAAATAGTTTGAAGCCAAGGAAAAGATTTAGTCCCTGGATTAAAAAACAAACACTTGAGCATCTTGAATTGGTGAAAGAGTATTATGGATACAACCATAAAAAATCTCTAGAAGCATTGAGGATTCTCACTACAGAACAACTTGATCAAATTAAACAAGCGTTGAATAAAGGCGGAACAAAATGACAACTGACATTGAAATTAAATGGCAACAATCTGATATGGTAGAAGTTGCTCTGGGACAACCTGATGATTTTCTTAAGGTTCGTGAGACCCTAACTCGCATTGGAGTTGCTTCTAGAAAAGAGCGTAAGCTTTATCAATCTTGCCACATTCTTCACAAACAAGGTAAGTATTATATCGTTCACTTTAAAGAACTGTTTGCTCTTGACGGAAAGAAAACTAATCTTTCTCTTAATGATCTGCAACGTCGTAATCGTATTATTCAACTACTTTCTGATTGGGGTTTGATTGAGGTAGTAACTCCTGAAAAAATTGAAGATGTGGCACCACTCAATCAAATCAAAGTTCTTTCTTTTAAAGATAAGGACGAGTGGACTCTTGAGAGCAAGTATAATATTGGAAGAAAGAAAACCGAAGTATGAGAACGCTCACCATGATGGTCTTAACACCTGACAAACAAGTTAAGTGGTTGACCATACCATGGGGGAAAAGTCATCTAGATTGGTATAGAAAACAAGGATACACTATCCTGATGACCGTATAAAAAAGTGGGGTTTTCATCACCCCACTTTTTTTGTCTTTTGTTATAATTAATAGTGATGGGTACGTGGTTATTAAACCGCCCATACGCTACGGATGCCGATTAGGATCCTAATTAAACCTCGCTTATTTAAGGAGAACACAATGACTAATAAATATACTTGGGATATTTACTCCCCATTTTCAGTAGGTCTAGATGATGTATTCAATCGTCTAGAGGCAATGTCTGGACATAATACCAGTTATCCACCCTACAATTTAATCAAACACGATGGATCTAATTACGAAATTGAAGTTGCTCTGGCAGGATTTAAAGCAGAAGAGATCGAAGTTTCTACTGAACAGAACATTCTCCGAGTTGCCTCCAGAGTTGAAAGAAGAGATTCTGACAGAGTGTATGTTCATAAAGGATTGTCGAAACGTTCCTTCAACCACAGTTGGCAACTTGCCGATGATGTCCGAGTATCCTCTGTAGATTATGTGGATGGTTTATTGACAGTTTCTCTGGAAAAGATTATCCCAGAGGATAAAAAGAAAACTGTATATCAGATTGGTGAGCATGTCTTGCCAACACCAGAGTTCTTAACTGAAGATAGGAATTCTAATTTTCCAAATGAAAATACAGTGACTAAATAAATCGTATCGTCGGCGCACGGGGGCAAGCTGGTCAGCATCAGCACTTGCCCCATTTTACTTTGTGTGCTATAATTGAAACAACAGCATGGTTCTATGGAAGACATCAAAATTATTTTATTAAAAACAGGACAGCATATTATTGCAAGAATAACAGAACTGCGTGATGAAAATGATAATGCATTTTGCTTCTTGTTGGAAGTTCCTTTGGTTGTAAATTTTTCTCCTCAAAGCACAACAGAAGATTTACAAATAGCATTTTCTCAGTTAATGCCTTTTAGTTCAACCCCAGCTTTTAGAGTACCATTTGATCATGTTATTACTATTGGGGATCCGAAACCAGGCATTCTTGATAAGTATATTGAAATAATAAAACCTCTTTATCCTATTGATGGAGGCGCAGAACCAAATAAAATTGAAACCCAGGAGCAAATTAAAGATGACAATTGAAACCCCTAAAGTAAATCCGTCTATTGTAATTCTTAAGACAGGCGAAAAACTTATTACTTATCTTCAAGAAGCATTTGAAGGAGAGGGAGATAACCAAAAAGGAATTTGTTTGGTTATGACACATCCATATGAATTATACTTAATTGATACAAATACTAAAAAGAAACAAGAACAAGATCTTCAGGTAAAGTTTAGTAAGTGGTGTCCGTATTCTATTAATACTCAATATAGAATTCCTTATGATGGAGTTCTTGCTATTGGCCAACCAGACCCAGGACTTTCTGATGCATATTCTGAAAAGATTCAACAATTACAACCAGTTATTGAAAGTGAAGAAAAAGGTAATGATGAAGAACTATGATTAAGCTAATCAAATTTGATGGTGATTGGATTGTTTCAAACATTACAGAAATCCCCGACGTGGAGTTCGGGGATCCTGATTGTGTGCTAAAATACCCGTATCAAGTTGAAGGAGAATGCCTCGGACCTTGGCCTCCCCACTCAGATGAGAGGGAGATTGTAGTCAGATCATCTGACATCAGTGTAGTCACAGATCCAGATACTTTCCTTCTATCCTCTTATCAAAAAGTTATTGACGAAGAAACAGCATGAAATTTTATACCAGTATTGAACAATCTGGAAACAACATTCTGGTACGTGGTTATGAACATGGTAAACAATTTCAAGACAAGGTTAAATACAATCCAACATTGTTTCTTCCTTCAGCAAAACCTTCTGAATGGAAAACACTTGACGGTAAATATGTAAGACCCGTACAGCAGGGTACTATTAGAGATGCGAAGAAGTTTATTGAAGATCATGGTGAGATTGAAGACTTTCAGATCTATGGTCAAACCAGATTTCTAAATCAGTATATTCTGGATGAGTATCCTGGGGAAGAAATCAAGTTCGATATGAATTTGATTCGCATCTTTACTATTGATATTGAAACTGGTGCTGAGAATGGATTTCCTGACATCGAATCTGCTGACCAGGAAATCCTTACTATCAGTGTAAAGGACAGCACTATGGGTCGCATTATTGTATTTGGTGCTAAGCCATTTAACAATAAAGATCCTCAGGTTCAGTATATGCATTTTGAAACTGAAACTGGATTGCTGAAAGGATTCTTGCATTGGTGGTCTTCAAACTATCCAGACATCATTACTGGGTGGAACGTTCAATTATTCGATATTCCATATATCCTTCGTAGAGTTGAACGACTGTTTGGAGAAAAGGAAGCACGAATGATTTCTCCTTGGGGAAATATTCTCTGTAGGGAAATCTATATCAAAGGTCGTAAGCAAATTGCTTATGACATTAGTGGCATTGCCACCTTAGATTATCTGGAACTTTATCGCAAGTTCACTTATACCAACCAGGAGTCATATCGACTCGATCATATTTGTGAAGTAGAACTTGGAGAAAAGAAACTGGATCACAGTGAGTTTGATACATTCAAGGAGTTCTATACTAACAACTGGCAGAAGTTTGTTGAGTATAACATCCATGACGTTCGCTTGGTTGATAAGCTAGACGACAAGATGAAGCTCCTGGAACTTGCTGTGGTTATGGCATACGATGCTAAAGTAAACTACGAAGACGTTTACTCGCAAGTTCGTATGTGGGATAACATCATTTATGTTTATCTTGCAGAACAGAACATTGTGATTCCTCCCAAAAAAGAAAGTCACAAATCTGCTAAGTATGCTGGTGCGTTTGTGAAAGAACCAGTTCCTGGTTTGTATGATTGGGTAGTGAACTTTGACTTGAACTCACTGTATCCACACTTGATCATGCAATATAATATTTCACCAGAAACTCTTCTTCCCCACAGACATCCGAATGCAAGTGTGGATCGGTTGCTAGATGAAGAGATTGATACGTCAGATATTGTTGGTCAATCACTGTGCGCTAACGGCACATTTTATACAAATGAATATCAGGGATTCCTCCCTAAACTAATGCAGAAGATCTACGATGAACGTGTGATCTATAAAAAGAAAATGCTTAAGGCAAAGCAGGAGTATGAAAACAATCCATCAGTTGAATTGAAGAAAGAGATTGCCCGCTGCAATAACATTCAGATGGCACGTAAGATTCAACTCAACTCTGCTTATGGTGCTATTGGCAACGAGCATTTTCGATACTACAAACTTGAAATTGCAGAAGCAATTACTTTGTCTGGACAACTTTCCATTCGATGGATTGAGAAAAAGACAAACAAGTATCTTAATAAAATTCTCAAAACTGATGGAGTAGATTATGTTATTGCTTGTGATACTGATTCTATGTATCTCAATCTTGGTCCTCTTGTACAGAAGATATTCAGTGGACGAGAGAAAACTGATGAGAGCATTGTTTCATTCCTTGATAAGGTCTGTGAAATGGAACTTGAAAAGTATATTGAAAGTTCTTACCAAGAATTGGCGAACTACGTCAAGGCATATGACCAAAAGATGAAGATGAAACGAGAGAACATTGCTAATCGTGGTTTCTGGACTGCGAAGAAACGTTATGTTCTCAACGTATGGGATAGCGAAGGTGTGCGTTACAAAGAACCTAAGATGAAAATCTGTGGTATGGAAACCGCACGTTCTTCCACCCCAGCATATTTCCGAGATAAACTTCTCAAAGCTTATACGATCATCATCAACCAATCGAATGATGAGATCCTTGACTTCATTGATCTAGTAAAAGAAGAAACTCGGAAACAAGATTACTTAAACATCGCATTCCCTAGAGGTTGTAATGGTCTTGACAAATACAAAAGTTCTGCAGACATTTATACAAAGAGCACTCCTGTTCAAGTCCGAGGTGCATTACTGTATAATTACTATGTTCGCAAGCATCAACTTACTCACAAGTACCCTCTTATCCAAGAGGGAGAAAAAATAAAATTTATCTATCTCAAAACTCCTAATCCCATTAATGAAAATGTGATTAGTTTCTTTGGCACTATTCCTAAAGAGTTCAATCTTGACAAGTATGTAGATTACAATTTACAATTTGAAAAGTCATTTTACGATCCTCTTCGGAATGTGCTAGAATGTATCGGCTGGACTGCCGAACGCAAAGTATCTCTTCTTAGTTTTTTCTCATAACCTATGGACTTCTTATCTCAAGTAATTAAAGATAGCAAAAATGAATTTGCCTCTATTGCTGCTGATGGTGTTGCTGCTGGCGACATTGAATCTTTTATTGATACTGGCAGCTACGTATTTAATGCAGTGGTTTCTGGATCTTTGTTTGGTGGAATTCCATCTAACAAAATTACTGCTCTGGCAGGAGAAAGTGGAACGGGCAAAACTTTCTTTTGTCTTTCTGTTGTCCGTCATTTCCTTGACACTGATCCCAATGCTGGAGTCATTTATTTTGAAACAGAATCTGCTATTAGTAAGCAGATGATTGAGAGTCGCAACATTGATTCTAAGCGACTTGTTATTTTCCCTGTAGATACTATCGAAGAGTTCCGAACTCAGGCTGTTCGTATCATCGATAAATACATGGAACAGCCTAAGGAAGAACGCAAACCTCTTATGTTTGTGCTTGATTCTTTGGGTATGCTTGCCACCAATAAAGAAGTAGAAGATGCATCGAACGATAAGAACGTTCGTGATATGACCAAAGCACAACTGGTTAAATCTGTATTCAGGATTCTTACGTTGAAACTTGGTAAAGCAAACATTCCAATGCTCGTTACTAATCATACCTATGACGTTATTGGTTCATATACTCCTCAAAAAGAAATGGGCGGCGGTACTGGTCTTAAGTACTCTGCTTCTACAATCATATTCTTATCTAAGAAAAAAGAAAAAGATGGAACCGATTTCGTCGGAAACATTATTAAATGTGAGGCGAAGAAGTCCCGTCTGACTCGTGAAGGATCCAAAGTTGAGACACGACTTTTCTTTGATGAGAGGGGTTTACAACAGCACTATGGTCTGCTAGAATTGGGCGAACGTGCAGGGATCTGGAAGAATGTTGCAGGACGGTATGAAATTGATGGAAAGAAAATTTATGGTAAAGAGATTCTTAAAAATCCAGAACAATACTTCACTCCAGATCTAATGGAAATTCTTGACCAACAAGCACGAAAAGAATTTCTGTATGGAGTAGAAGACGATGGAGAGGATTGAACAAACAATCTTACGAAACTTATTGTACAACAGGAACTACTATAGTAAGGTAGTTCCTTTTATCAAACCTGAATATTTTGAAGAGCATTGTGAAAAAGTAATCTACGAAGAGATCTGGGACTTCGCTAGTAAATATCAAACTCAACCAACCCCAGAAATTCTCGATATTAATTTACAGACAAGGAAGGATCTGAGTGAAGAAATTTATCAAAAATCAGTTCAGACAATTAAAGAACTTAGTGAAGTCGAGGTTGAATATCAATGGCTTCTCGACACCACAGAAAAGTGGTGCAAAGACAGAGCCATCTACCTCGCTCTCCTTGAGTCGATCAAGATCGCAGATGGAGGCGATCAAAAAGTATCAAAGGATGCGATCCCAAGTATCCTACAAGAAGCCTTGGCAGTATCGTTCGATGAACACGTAGGTCACGACTACGTTGAAAATGCCACCGAACGATATGATTATTACCATCTAAAAGAAGAGAAGATTCCTTTTGATCTTGAGAAATTTAATCTCATCACAAAAGGTGGTTTGCCTAACAAGACACTGAACGTTGCACTCGCTGGAACTGGTGTTGGTAAATCTCTCTTCATGTGTCACGTAGCAGCAGCATGTCTATCGCAAGGAAAGAATGTTTTATACATTACCCTTGAGATGGCAGAAGAAAAGATTGCAGAACGTATCGACGCTAATCTTTTGAATGTAAATATTAAAGACATTGGTTCTCTTCCAGAACCAATCTTTACATCTCGCATCAAAGAGATTGGTAACAAGACACAGGGTAAACTTATTATTAAAGAATACCCAACTGCATCTGCACATGCTGGACATTTTAAAGCATTGCTTAATGAACTGAGTTTGAAGAAATATTTCAAACCAGACATTATCTTCATTGACTACCTTAACATATGTGCATCTTCAAGATACAAAGGTCAAATTGTTAACAGTTACACATATGTTAAAGCAATCGCTGAGGAACTTAGAGGTCTTGCTGTTGAGCATAACCTTCCAATTGTTTCTGCTACTCAAACTACTCGGAGTGGTTTTGGCAATAGCGACGTTGATCTTACCGATACTTCCGAGTCTTTTGGTCTTCCCGCTACTGCAGACTTTATGTTTGCTCTTATCGCTACTGAGGAACTTGAACAATCTGGTCGCATCATGGTCAAACAGCTCAAGAACCGATATAACGATCCCACCTTTAACAAAAGATTTACTGTGGGGGTTGACAGAGCTAAGATGAAGCTGTATAATGTAGATGATTCAGACGGAGCTGCTATCCTCTCCACCGAGGAAGAAGAAACGTATGAAGCATTTGAAGACCTATCTGATAGGCAATCCCGTCTTAACAAATTTTCTCAATTCGTAATCTAATCTATGACTAAGCACGTTGACTTTGATCGTTATGTTGAATTCGTTGATGAAGTAACTTCTGATGCTTCTAAAGAATTTCTTGCACTATCTGATCGCCTTGTTGAGCTTGACTCTAAAGGTGCCAATATTGAACGACTGCTTACTGCTGGGGTTGGCATTAATGCTGAAGGCGGTGAGTTTCTTGAGATCATTAAGAAGATGGTGTTCCAAGGTAAGCCTTGGAATGATGACAATCGAGAACATCTTATTATTGAGCTGGGTGACATCATGTGGTATGTAGCTCAAGCTTGTAATGCTCTTGGTGTTTCTTTTGATGATGTAATTTCTACAAACGTAAACAAGCTACTTAAGCGTTATCCAGGAGGAGAGTTCAATGTCTTCTATTCAGAAAACCGAGCTGCAGACGACCGATAAAATTTATCACGTCTACAAAGAAAAAGAAGTAGTTGCTCACAATATTTCTAAAGAGGATCTAGATTTAATCTATGATCCTCAGCAACATGAGTATGAGGAACTTGAAATAAATAAGTATATTGATGCATCATACTGATGCTTTTTTGGAAGATTGGCCGAGTGGTTGATGGCGATAGTCTTGAAAACTATTAACGTTAATAGCGTTCCAGGGTTCGAATCCCTGATCTTCCTTTGAATCTATCTCTATTTGTATGAAAATTAATCTTTGGTATTGCGAACAAATGAAACAATGGAGATGGACTCTTACTGACGATCATCGCCCCATTGTTCGCCAAGAATCTGGTCAACGTCCAGATCTCCGTGACGCAATGAATGATGTAGCAAACACAGTAGAATATATGCTGGGGAATTAGCTCATTTGGTAGAGCGCCTGCTTTGCACGCAGGAGGTAAGGGGTTCGACTCCCCTATTCTCCATTAACCAATAACGCAAAATGAAAAATTTCAAACAGCTAAGACAAGAAACTCTTCGTGAGCGTTATATTCAAAAGGAAGTATTTCAAGAAGGTGACTACATTATGTCTGTAGTTACTGGGGAGAAAGGACGTATTCATCGTTCTGGAACTAATTATGTGATCGCAATCACAGAAGGTGGTGACATGTTCCGTGCGTGGGTAAAGGATATCCGTGAGGTTAATGTCAGTGAAAACATAAATAAAGAAAGGAAAAAAAGTATATTCTTTACAAATGGACAGACAGAAACCAACGACAACAGTTCGTCATTATGATGACTTTACTAAAGCACTAATTGATTCAACCGCTGCTTATCTTGGTGGTGAAAAAGTAGTTTCCGAAGAAGGTATTCCTACACTTCCTAAGAAAGAAAATGCTGACACAACTGCAAAGAAAGATCCGAAGGCTGGTGCAGCTCCTGCAGATCCTGCAGTAGATCTTCGCACTGGATCTGGTATCAAGCAATCACATGGTGCTACTATTCGCAACACAACTATTCTTGCTAAGGAAGAGAAGTGCAAGAAGTGTGGTAAAGAACCATGCTGCTGTGATGAAGAAAAAGAAAGTGTAAAGGAATCCTCATGTGGTTCTTCTCACTCTGGCATGAAGAAAGAAAAGAAAGAAAAGAAAGAAGAAGTAAAAGAAACCCGTAGCTTTGAGCTTGATGGTGTTACCTACGTTTTTGAAAAGGTAGCAATGGACGGTAAGGATGACAATGGATTTAAGTCATGCTGGAAAGGATATAAGAAGCAAGGAACTAAGGTAAAGGGTGGTAAAGAAGTTAATAACTGTGTAAAAGCAGGTGATGAAGTTAATCATGATGGCGAAGAACTTCAGGAGAAATCGGTAAGCAAAGCACAGCAACGCTTTATGGGCATGGTTCATGCTAAGAAGAAAGGTGAGATGAAGGGTGGTTCTGAAGAAGTAAATAAAGCTGCTAAGTCAATGACTGGCAAAGAAGCTAAGAAGTTTGCTTCTACTAAGCACAAAGGTCTTCCTGAAAAGAAAATGAAGAAGGAAGATTATGATCTTGCTGAGAAGAAGCTTGATCCCGTAGGTAAAGAAGATAAGGATATTGACAATGATGGCGATCATGATAAGTCAGATAAGTATCTTCTTGCTCGTCGTGGTAAGGTAAGCAAAATTATTGCTGCCAAGAAAAAGATGAAAGAAGAAGCAGAACTTCGTCAGGAGATTGAAGAAGAAAAAAAGTGAAGGGGGCAACCGTTGAGGTGATGCCCGAAATTCCAAATCAAGCTGACGATACAGATGGAAATAAAAAGAAGAATAAGAAATATATTCTTCGTGCTTTGAAAAGTCAAGAAAAAGATAAATAAAGGGGGAGACCCAAAACAAAACACACGGAGGATATCATGGGCGTAGTAGTAGAGGTTCTAAAACCAATTATTCTTGCTGCAATGAATTCTTGTCATACTAAGCGTCTTGTAGTTGAACTACTTGAGCGTTATGTGAAGACCACCGATAATGATATCGATGATCTAATTGCAGGATCTGTAAGAACAGCACTTCTAAAGAACTGCTGATTTTTAAAATTACAATAAGATTCTTGGGGGAGGTGACTCCCCTTTTTTTATAAATATTTCTTAGATATAAAGTAAATCATTGGAGAAGTTAAATGTCTCTGTACGGTAGAACCGACTCAAATACAAACAAAACGAAAGCTGGGCGTGGCGTTGGTTCGTCATCACAAGCAAAAGAAATTATCTTTGTAGATAATACAGAAGCTGCACTTGCAGAAAACAAGAAGCGTGGTATCAACGCTCCTGGTTGGTGGTCATATTTCACTTACACCGATGGTGAAGGTCACACTCGCCACAAAGCAGAACATCTTGTAACTATTGCAGGTCCAGATCTTAACGCTAACGAGACTCAGCCAGATGATGCTGTAGCAGCAGACGTTGCAGTTGTTATTACTATCAACACTCAACCTCTCACTCAAGCGGTTGCTCTTGGTGCTCCTCTGCAACTACTGGTTAGTGCTATCTCCACACCTCCTGGTGATGCTTCGCTCCTCACTTATCAATGGCAGAAGAAAGATGGTCGCCGTTGGGTTAACATCGGAGCAAATCTGCCTAGCTATGATGTTGCTACCTATGCTGCTGAAAATGCTGGTGATTACAGAGTTAAGATTAACTCCACCAATGGTGCTACAGAAGTAATCTCTGCTACAGCAACTGTTACAACTGCTCCATAATAATATATGTTATTTGATGAGTTGACGAAAGATAATTGGATCATGTTTGCAATAAAACATTATGATAATCCGACATCGGTAACGTATGAGGATTTTGAACAAGATTTGAATCGATTCAAATACATTAAAAAATTATTCAAAAGATATGAAACAAGCGGTGAATTGAAAACTCATCTTATTCTAAATCATATTATTCTCATGTATAATGCTTTTGATGATGCCGCTACGCCTCTTTTATTTTTTAAAATAGAAGCAACGTATTGGCCATTATTGAAGGCATTTCTACTGTTCCTAAATAGATTACCAGAACCCCTTAACGATAACATCAATCAAGAATGTCTGAAGCAACTGAATCTAATTTGAATGAAATGATGGCAGGAGATGGATCTGCATTGTCCATGCCACCAGCATTTGTGTTCGTCAAACCACGATCACATAGAGCTTATAAGAAAGCAAATAAGGATTATATTGACGGACGTTCAAAGGGAGCAAAAAGTTTACTCTCTCGCATCAACCGAAGAAAGAAAATGAAAGAAGAATTAGAAAACTTAATTTCTGAAGCGGCTCCCTCGGAAACCGAGAGAGCCCAGAAACAGATTACACAACAGAAGAAACTAAACCGTGCTAAGGATCTCCAGAAAAAGAGAGCCGAAGCAAAGGCTAAAATGCAAAGCAAAACTAAGGAGATGGACACCTTAGTTAAAGCTCGTTTGTCTGACTTCAAAAAGAAGGCAGCACAACAACAGCAAAAAGTCCAGAAAAACTCTTATGAACCCCAAGGTGAAATTATGAATGAATCAACAACTACTGTAGACGCTCTTGAAGTTGCACTTCGTGTGGCTACATCTGAACTAAACCCAAGTGGCGAAACTGAATTTGCTAAGATTACTTTTGGTGACGGCACTCAACAGAATCTTGACAACTTCTCTGCTAAGCGTATCGCTGCTGCCTATGCTCAACTTGACGATGCCAATAAAGATAAATATCGTTATATGCTGAATAAAGATGCTGTTACATTCCAGAGTGCTCTTGAGTTTGCGGTAAAGAACGTTTAGTAGGATAGATAGATGTTTAATAACAAAGAAGTCGCAAAACTTGATGTATTGGAATCTAAATTAAACATCTATGAGTCGTTATCCAGGGAGATGCTAGACAAGTTAGAAACAGCAGTGGACAAAATATCCGATGCCAATCAACATATTGCTACCATCCTTACTAAGCATGATGAAAAAATTGAACAAAGCGTTAAGACAGATGAACTCATTGTCAAGATGATTGACGATGTTAAAGAGTCCAACACAAAGGAACATGCTGCTGTTATCAAGAGATTGGAAACAGTAGAAGCAAGCATTGCTGAGTTATCTAAGTTTAAATGGCAGGCGGCAGCTCTCGTGGGTGCCGCCGTTTTGCTGGTCGGAATCGTGGTTCCATTTGTTGACAACCTCATGCCGATGCACTATAATGGGGGGAGCGAGCACTCCCTTCGTAAATGAGTTACATTGACATTAAGTACATCAACTTAGTTTCGCCACAGCTTCAATTATTTTCAAAGAAGAAATCTGATCTCTACAACTTTAGGTGTCCCTATTGTGGAGATAGTCAGAAGTATAAAAACAAAGCAAGAGGATACTTCTTCAAGAAGAAAAACGATATTGTTTTTAAGTGCCACAACTGTGGTGTAGGAAGAACGTTTACTAATTTCTTGAAGGATCAAAGTCCATTGCTATATGATCAGTATGTCCTTGAGAGATACAAGGAAGGACTTACTGGCAAAGGATCTCAAACACCAAATCCCAAGTGGAATTTTCAGGAACCAAAGTTTATCAGCAAACGTGAAAATTCTTTAGATTTGAAAAAGATCTCAGAACTAAATACTACACACCCAGCACGGGAGTATTTGGAAAACAGAAAAATTAAATACTTAGATCGATTTTATTACTGTCCTAAATTTAAAGAATGGACTAACTCTCAAGTAAAAATTTTTGATACTTTGAGAAAAGATAGTCCGAGGATTATTATCCCACTTAAGGACCAAGAGGGAAAACTATTTGGATACCAAGGGAGATCGCTATCTCCTAAAGCAAAGATTAGATACATCACAATCATGCTTGATGAATCAAAACCAAAAGTATTTGGTCTTGATAGAGTAAAAACTGATGAGGTTGTTTATGTTACCGAAGGACCATTCGACTCCACTTTCCTTAGCAATAGCATTGCTATGTGCGGTAGTGATGTTGACCTTAGCAAATTTGATTGTAAATTCGTATTCGTCTTCGACAATGAACCGAGAAACAGAGAAATCGTATCTAAGATTGCTAAGACCATCGAGCAAGGTTATCCAGTAGTTATCTTCCCCAAGAACATTATGGAGAAAGATATCAATGATATGGTCATGGCTGGACATGACGTGCAAAGTGTGGTAGAATCGAATACCTACCACGGACTAGAAGCAAAACTAAAACTATCTGAATGGAAGAAAGTATGAGCAACGGTATCAAGGTTAAAAAGCGTGACGGTTCTCTGGAGCCACTGAACCTGGACAAAATTCATCGCATGGTGGAAGAAGCATGTGCAAATCTTGCAGGTGTTTCTGCTTCTCAAGTAGAGATGAATTCTGGTATTCAATTTTTTGATGGCATCACAACAGAAGAAATCCAGGAGATTCTTGTTCGCTCAGCAAGTGATCTCATTTCTCTAGACAATCCAAACTATCAATTCGTAGCAGCACGTCTGCTTCTTTTTGCTCTTCGTAAGCAAGTATTCAATAAGAATGTTTGGAAAGATGGTATGCCTTCTATCTTTGATGTTGCTGCCTACAATGCAACAATCCTGAAGGTATATGATGAAGAGATTCTTGACAAGTATAGTGACGAAGAATGGATCAAGATTAATAGTTGGATTGATCATGGTCGTGACTATCTATTCTCTTATGCGGGTTTACGTCAAGTTGTTGACAAATACCTCGTGCAAGATAGAAGTTCTGGAGAAGTTTTTGAAACCCCACAATATATGTACATGATGATTGCGATGACTCTCTTTGCTGAGTATCCTTTATCAACTCGTTTAGATTATGTTCGCAGGTATTACAATGCAATCTCAAAGCACAAAATCAACATCCCAACCCCCATCATGGCGGGAGTTAGAACAACTCTCAGGCAATTTGCAAGCTGTGTTCTTATTGATTCTGATGACACCCTCAACAGCATCTTTAGCAGTGATATGGCTATTGGTCGTTATGTTGCTCAACGTGCAGGAATCGGTATTAACGCAGGTAGAATCCGTGGTCTCAACAGTAAAATTAGAGGCGGAGAGGTTGCCCATACTGGCGTTATACCATTCCTCAAAAAATTTGAGGCAACTGTCCGATGCTGCACTCAAAATGGCATCCGAGGTGGATCTGCTACGGTCCACTTTCCAATCTGGCATCAAGAAATAGAGGACATTATTGTTCTTAAGAACAACAAAGGAACGGAGGACAACCGTGTACGCAAACTCGATTATTCCATTCAGATCTCAAAAATCTTCTACGAAAGATTCATCACTAACGATGATATCACCCTATTCTCTCCACATGATGTCCCTGGGTTGTATGATTCTTTCGGGACTCCTGAGTTTGATGATTTGTATACCACTTACGAATCAGATCCTTCAATTCCCAAGAAGCGAATCGGCGCTCAGGAATTGATTCTTGATCTGTTGAAGGAACGTGCAGAAACTGGGCGTATTTACATCATGAATATTGACCACTGTAACTCACACTCTTCCTTCAAAGATAAAGTAAACATGAGTAATCTTTGTCAGGAGATCACTCTACCCACAGATCCTCTTCATCATATTGATGGCGAAGGTGAGATTGCCCTCTGCATTCTTTCTGCTATCAACGTTGGTAAGTTGAAGAACCTTGATGATCTGGAGGAGCTTTGTGATCTTGCTGTTCGTGGTTTGGAAGAACTGATTGATTATCAGAACTATCCTATCAACGCAGCAGAAGTGAGCACCAAGAACCGTCGTTCTCTTGGAATTGGTTATATCGGTCTAGCACATTACTTAGCACGTCAAGGAGAACATTACGATGACCCAAGAGCATGGAGACTCGTCCACGAACTTACTGAAGCTTTCCAGTTCTATCTGCTCAAGTCAAGCAACGAGCTTGCCAAAGAGAAAGGGAAGTGTGGTTATTTCGATCGAACGAA